CGAAGTGGACCTGACCTAGCCATGTCCATGCGCTGGGAGAACCACCTCGACCTCACCGGCATCGCCATCATGGTCCGCACCCACATCGAGGACGGCCTCGAGCAGGGCGCCCAGATCATCCTCACCCGCTCAGACGAGTTGGTGCCGAAAGAGTCCGGGGATCTCGCCTCAACTGGGCGAGTCAAGAAGGACCGTGGAGGCGTGAATACCGTTGGCATCACTTACGATGGGCCTTACGCAGCCTACCAGCATGAGCACCTCATGTTCCGGCACCCGACCGGCGGCGCCGCCAAATTCTTGGAACTGGCGCTTCTTGAGAAGGGCGAGTCTGCGATCAACAAGGCAGGCGAAGTCATCTGGGACCGTGTCACTGCCCGTTCCTGGGGCTCCGTCTGAGATAATGGACGTAAAAGACCCCAGCGACCGCGCTAACGGCCCTGGGGCGTGACCGACTGGATTGGAGTCGATATGGACAAGCCTACTTGCATCGTGGACGGCTGCAAGAAACCTCGGGCATACATCCAGGGGTGCTGTCCGATGCACTACCAGCGATGGCGCACCCACGGGACGTTTGACAAGTCGCCGCCCAAGGTCCGAGACCTCTGTGACTGCGGGGAGCCGGTACGTGCTCGCGGGATGTGTCGCAAGTGCGGGCGCGCTGACCACTACAGACGCAATAAAGAACGTGCGCGCGTCATTTCTCGGCAGTATTACGCAGACAATCGAGACGCGCTGCTTGAGGCGTCGCGGCGCTGGCGGGCGGATCATCCGGGATACTCAGCAGCGCAGTATCAAGCCGCAGACAAAGATGCTCGCCGCGAGCGCACGCGTGAACTCGCCAAGGACCCAGTGCGTCAGGCGCGGCACCGCGAGATGGAAAAGGCTTGGCGTCTAAAGAACTACGACGCATGGACGATTCGCAACCGCGCCAACGCACGGCGACGCCGCAAGATTGACGGCGTTCGTGTCGACTACGTTGCGATCCTTGCCAAGTGGGGCATGGTCTGCCACATCTGCACGCTCGCGATTGCGTCGCTTGATGACTTGCACATGGATCACGTGATCCCGCTCTCCAAGGGCGGACCTCACTCCGAGGACAACATTCGCCCGAGCCATGCTCTCTGCAATCTGCGGAAGGGCGCCAAGATCGCCTAACCCTTGGAGGTCGCCTTGTCCTTTACCACCGACCTCCTGACCGGGCTCTCTACCTACCTTGCTGCGAACGGCATCGCGACACCCGTGTTCTTCAAGGCCCTGCCGACGACCCCTGATCGTTGCATCGCGATCACTGCGTATGCCGCCACGGATGAGGCGAAGGTGGCCCTCTCTCACGTCCGGGTGCAGTTCTGGTTCCGTGGCGTGGTCAACAACAGCCTCGACGTGGACGAACTCGGCGACGCAGTGTTCAACCTCTTTCAGGGCGCCGAGAACCTGACGTTCGGCACCGCCCACATGGTGCAGGCGCTGCGCGTGTCGTCCATTCAACTGGGCGTCGACGCCAACAAGCGCAACGAGCGCAGCGACAACTACGAACTCGACCTGGACGTGCCTGTCACGTCCGGTCGCCCCTGGTAACAACCCGATTCGCCCCTCGTGGGGCAAACCAACCCGGCCACGCGCGCACCTGTTCGTGGCTTTTCGTATGCCCCATCAGAAGGAGACACCATGTCCACAGCTTTGGCCCGCAAGTTCAGGGTCGACATCACGTCCGACCTCACGTTGGCCTCGGGCTGGCTTCAGCTCAACGGCGTCAACGACTTCAAGTTCGACGTCAAGCCGACGCTGATCGACTCGTCGGCCTACGACACGAACGGGTCTGCCTCGTTCGAGAAGACCTTCGAGGCGTGGACGGCCAACGCTTCAGTGTTCCGCCGGCTCACTGCTGGCGTGTACGACGCGGCGCAGGAACTCGTCCGTGGCCGCACGGTCGGCCAGTTCGGCGACACCGCGCGGGTCGGCCTGCGCTGGTACGACAAGAACGGCGGCCCGGAGTCGTATCAAGGCGTCGCCATTGTGGAGTGGAATCGCTCCAAGACCGGCGTGACCGACATCGATGAGGTGACGATCGCGTTCACCGGCACCGATGTTCCGTTGGCTCAGCCCGCCAACCCGGGCGTCGCTGCAACGGTTCCGACCATCCTGTCTGCGCTTCCCTCGGGCGTCGCTGCGGCTGGCGTGGTGACAATCATCGGCGCGGGCTTCACGGGCACGATCGCCACGACTGGCGTGAAGTTCGGTGTGACCGCGGCCACCACGTGGTCCGTCGTGTCGGACTCGGTCATTGTCGCCGTCATGCCGACCGGTTCTGCTGGTGCGGCCAACGTCACGGTCACCAACGTCGTTGGCGTGTCGACCGCGTTCGCCTACACCCGGGCCTGACCTGATCGTGACGCGGGCGGCTTCGGCTGTGGTCGCCCGCGTCACTCAACAGCCACCCACAGCCGAACAGCCCAAGGAGACAGACATGTCGTTCAAGCCATACGAGCCCACCCCACCATTGGTCTTCCCTGTTGCGGGGAAGGAGTACACCGTCGTGCCGATTGACGAGCGGGACTTCACCGAAGGTCTGCGCTGGCAGCAGATCTTCGGTGGCGCCGAACCGGAGCCGCCGAACGCGGATCAGCCGAAACTCGTTCTGGGCACCATCTTTGACGAGATGGTCAAGGACGGTGTCCCGATCAACGCCATCGCGCGGGCTGCGTTTGCGACCCTGACGGACTACCGGCTGGGTCGTTCTGCTGCCGAGAAGGCGTGGGAATCGGGGATTGACCCGGAAGCACTGGCCGCAGCGGTGGCGGCCTCCCAGACGACCCCAGCACCGACCCCCTCGACGCCTACGGCCGCGGTCGCAAGGACCCGTACACAGGCCTCTACGAGTGGTACGAGGACGTCCCGGACGACGTCAAGGGGCAAGGCGAAGGCTTCTCGGTCCTGACTCTTGTGGAGCCGTGGCCGTTGGTCGCTGCTGACTTCGCTAGTGAGTATGGGATTCGTTTGACCGCAACGGGTTTGGGGTGGCGCGAGTTCTTCTCGCTGCTGACTGGCCTGTTGGCTGCTGACACCCGTCTGTTCCGCCATTTCAAGCGTGAGTCCGAACCCGACGAAGGGGGCCAGCCGTGAGCGGAGAAGCCGTCGCGGGTTCCATAATCGGGTATCTGAGGCTCGACGCTGACCAGTTCATGGCGGCCATCGAGAAGGCCAACCTTGCCGCCGACAAACTTGACACCAAGACTGTCGACGTCAAGGTGAAGGCCGACACGGGCGTGGCCGAGGCAAAGCTCGCTGGCGTCGCTGCGGCCGAGGAGAAGGTCGACAAGAGCAATGCCAAGGTGGCCAAGTCGGGCCAAGACGCTGGCCGTGGCATGGGTGCCCTGGCGACGGCGATCATCACTCTCGGTCCTGCGCTGGTGCCGATCGCTGCTGGCACTGTGGGGCTGGCTGCGGGCTTCGGCGCGATGGGTGCTGCTGGCATCTTCGCTGTGGTTGGCATCGTCCAGGAGATGAAGAAGGGCACCGCCCTTGGTGCGTCCTTTACGACGATGCTGGGGACGCTCAAGGGTGACCTGACGACCCTTGGCCATACGGCTGCGGCTGGCGTGCTGGGTCCGTTGCAGGCGTCCGTTGCGGACCTACAGACGCGGATGCCCGCCCTGAATGGGATCATCGGCGAGTTCTCGGTCATTACCGGCAAGACGGCTGGCGTGCTGACGACGGGGCTGATCGCGGGGTTCATCGCGTTCGAGCCGCTCGCGCGTGACGCGGGCGTGTACATCCTCGGGCTGTCGCAGCGGTTCGCCGCGATGATGTCCGGTCCCGGCGTGGTCTCCTTCGGCGACTACGTCCGCTCGGTCTTCCCTCAGGTGATGTCCGACTTTGAGTCCATCGTCGGTGCGGCACTGCGTCTGATCGCGGCACTGGCTCCGCTGGGTATGGGCACGCTGAGCATTCTGCGGACCTTCTCGGATCTCATCAACGCGCTACCTGTCGACGTGCTGGCCACCCTCGCCACGACTGCAGCCTCGGTCTACATCGGGTTCTCTGCGTTCAAAATGTTGTCCGTGGACATGCAGGGCTTCGGCAAGGCGCTGCAGAAGGTTGGCCTGTCGGCTGAGACCGCTGCTGCAGGTGTGCGCACCCTGAACATCGCGGCCGGCGTCATCGGCGCGATCATCACCGTGGCGACACTCCTGTACACGGCTCACGCGGAGTCGGTCCGCAAGGATCAGGACGCGGTCAACTCCCTGACCGACGCGCTGATCCGCGGCCACGGGGTCATCGAGGCTGACACGGTGGCTGAGCGGGCGAACGCGCTCGCCAAGGACGGCACACTGCAGGCCGCGAAACTGCTCGGAATGAACCTTGGGGATGTCACGGCCGCATCGCTGGGCAACGCTGCCGCGACAGCAAAGGTCAACGCGGCTCTCGACGCGTACAACGGCAAGACGCAGCACGGCGTCAACAGTGCCAAGAGCGTGGCTCTGGCCAACAATGAGCTCGGTGACGCCGTGGACAAGGTTCGCGGCGCAACTGAGAACGGCGTCAAGACCCTCGACCTCGCTAAGCAGGCTTATGACGCGTATAACGCAGCAGTGGCGAAAGCCGCGGCGGGCGGGGACGCGCAGGCGATCGCACAACAGAAGGTTGCGAGCACAGCTGGGACGACGGCCGCAGCCTTGGCGACCGCAACGACCGCGCAACAGGCGACCAGAGACGCCGCTGCAGCGGCCGCGGCCAAGATGTACGTCGAGAACGACGCCGTGGGGATCCTCAAGACGAGCCTGGATCTGCTCAACGGCAAGGCCATCAACGCGGCACAGGCACAGAACTCGTTCGACTCGTCGCTGGTCAACATGGGCGATCACGTCAACGCGACCGGCAAGAAGATCATCTTCACGACCACGTCTATCGGGGAAATGTCATCAGCGTCGGCCTCGCTGCGTGGCCAGCTCAACAGCCAGGTCACGAACCTGCAGGGTGTGATCGAGGCCAATGGTGGGCTGGCCAACTCCACCGGCAAGGCTCGCGCTCAGATGGTCACGATGCGTCAGCAGATCATCGACAACGCGGTTGCGCATGGCGTGGACAGGGCTGCCGTGACTGCCTACATCGACAAGCTGCTCAAGATCCCGAAGAAGATCCCGCCGACCAAGTTGGATGCGAACACGGCTGCCGCGGTGGCGAAGATCGCGGCCTACCAGAGGATGCTCAACGCGCTGCCGGCCTACAAGACGATCACGATCGGTGTGAAGACAGCTGGCAGTCTTGCATCCACATATGCATCCCAGGTGCCGAAGGGCCACGCCGATGGTGGCCCGGTTTCTGGCTCAGGGGACGGCGACACCCAGCCTGCAATGCTGACCCCAGGCGAGTTCATCGTCCGCAGGGACGGCTCCAACATCGTGGACGCGATGAGGTACTTCGGCGCGCAAGGTTTCGCTTCGGGAGGTGCTGTCAGCAAGACCCCTCGCCCGACGTGGACCGTCAACGGCAAGGAATACGGCAGCGCCATATCTGCCCACAATGCTGGCATTGCCGCGTCTGTCCGGCAGGCTGCCGCGATTGCTGCCGCTGCGAAGGCTCTGGCGACCACACAGCGGGAATACCAGTACACCTACCTGCCGTCGTTCATCAAGGCGCTCGGTGGCACTACCTCAGCCCTGACCACGGCTGGGACGTCGCTGATCGCGCACGTCGCCAGTTCGGCTGCGGCGCATCAGATGTCGTCCTCGATGGTGGCCAAGCTCAGCAGCGAGAACAAGTCTCTCGACAAGCTGGCGTCCTCGCGTGACTCGATCGCCACACAGATCAAGTCCGCCAACGACGCGCTGACTGCGGCGCAGAAGCTGTTTGCTGACCAGCAGTCGTCGGTCACGTCGTCTCTTGGCGCGGTGGACCTGACCAAGGCGACCAGCCCTGCCGAGTTGATCGCCCAGCTCACGGGCCAGATCAAGTCAGCTAAGGACTTCGGCTCCCAGATCGGCACCCTCAAGGGTGAGGGCCTGAACGCGGACATGCTCAAGCAGCTCGCGGACGCTGGCCCTGCCGGTGAGGGTTCGCCGTTGGCTCAGATGATGGGCGCAACCCCGTCCCAAATCGACCAGATCAACGCGCTCATGGCTCAGTTGCAGACCACCGCTGCCAGCACCGGCACGAGTATCGCCACGTCGCTGTATGGCTCTGGTGTGTCCGCTGCGCAGGGTCTGGTGGCTGGGTTGGAGTCGCAGCAGAAGGCCATCGAGGCTCAGATGATGAAGATTGCCCTCGTGATGCAGTCTGCGATCAAGAAGGCGCTCGGCATCAAGTCCCCCTCGACGGTCATGCGCGGCCTCGGTCAGTTCACCGGCCAAGGCTTCGCGTTGGGCATCGCGGACACCCATGCGGGCACGAGGCGTGCCGCGCTGGGCATGGCCGCTGCTGCGGTGCCGCGGATCCACATGCCTGCCGGGTCGATGGACTCCGCTTCCAAGGCTGCTCGAGCGTCGGCCGTCGCGGGGTCTGGTGCTTCGGGTGACGGGATGTTGTCGGTGACTGTTCCTGTGATGGTCAACGACCGGGTCTTGTTTGAGGTTGTGCGTACCGTCTCGATCCAAGAGGCGAAAAATTCCATTACTCACACGTCTGGGTTGAAATGACGGCTCGCCACCGCCTTGAGTTCGCGCCGGCAGGGTCGTTCTACGACGACCCTGCACTGCTGACGTGGGTGGACCTGACCTCTCGGTGGAAGCGTGACCCTGGCTTTACTGCGAAGCTGGGCCGCGACTCCGACCTTGCTGCGACACCGCAGACCGGGAGCATGTCGTTTCGTCTTGACTCCAAGGACGGGGCTTTGCGCCCCGGCAACACGACCTCCCCGTACTTCCCGAACATCGTCTCTGGTGTGCCCGTCCGCTACTCCACCAAGGACGCCGCGGGCGTGTGGTGGCCGGTGTTCTATGGGCTGACCGACTCGTGGACTCCGTCGTACTTGGGTGGTCGGAAGGTCGACTGGACGCTGGTGGACGTCCAGTGCTTCACTGCGTGGGCGTCCCTGACTCAGGCGGGTTCGCGTCGCACGTATGCGGATCGTGTGGTGGGTGACCTTGCCCCGGCTAAGGGTGAGGTGTGGGCTGCGGGGATTCGCGACTACGGCTACCCGACATGCCTGTACGTGGCATCGTCGGTGATCTATGGCGGCGGGTCATACCTGGCCACGATGGCGTGGCCTGACGCGTATGAGCCTGCGGGGTCTGACTTCCAGCGGTGGGGTTTCGCGTGGTTGGAGCTGCTGAACACGGGTGGCAAGGCGTGGTCTGTGCCTGGTGCGGCGTGCCCGGTGGTGGAGACGGGCGGGGCGGACTTGTCGGGCGCGAACGGGGCCGGCACGCTGGTCAATGGCGGGTTCGGTTCCGACCGCCCTGGCGGGCAGTATCAGTCGGTGGCGGGGGACGTCACGGTCAGCGTGGCGGCGACGTTCGGCGGCAGTGCCAGCGTCAACTTCTCCCGCGTTCAGGCGTTCGCGGGTCGCCCACCAACCCAGTTGGCCCCGGCGAGCGTCTCTGAGCCGGTGAACACGAGCGGCTGGTCTGCGACGGGCGGCACGATCAGCCTTGTCGCGGCGTCCACGTTGGCGCACCTGCCTCGCAAAACGGCTTACGACCCGGCCACGAAGGTCACTTCGGCTGCGGTCATTGACGGCCCGGCCAACGCAATCAGTTGGGTGACAACTGGTTCCGCCACACTGAGGTCTGCGCTGATCCCGGTCACCGCAGGCAAGTCCTACGGGCCGGTCATGCTCTCGACGGGGTCGTTCGTCACCGACCGCGTCATTGAGTGGCTCAACGCTGGCGGTGGCGTCATCTCCTCATCGGCGTCGCTCGCCGGGACGGCGCCGATCTTCGGTTGCGGCGCGGCGGGTCTGCTGGCTCCGGCTTTGGCTGTGAACGCCCGCTTCAAGATCGACGTGTTCGGTGCGGACACCGTCACCGTGGGCTGCGTGGGGCTGTACGAGGCTGAGACGTTGGGCGCGGACACGATCGGCCCGGCCCGCTGGTGGCCAGCCGGCGCGGACGCACACGTCTACGCGTGGGTGCAGTGGCCCGACCTGCTCACCGGCGGCATGACGACCGGCACCGCGGGTCAGATCCGCTGGCTGCACGTCGCCATCGACGTCACCGGCTGGGACGACAGCCAACTGCACATGCTGGCCTGGAACGGATGGCCAGGCGTGGGCGGCAAGCCTGTGGTGTGGGCTGACAATGTCCGCGTGACGTCGGGCTGGACGGTGTCCTACCCTGGCGCCGAGGTCGGCAACGACACGACCCACACGGGCACGTACAACGGATCCGCGATGGGCGGTGGTTTCGGCAACAACGCCGGTGCCAGGCTCGACACGACCAACCCGTCCGCGTTGTCCGTCCCTGCCGCCCTGCTGGGTGCGGGCCGGTATGAGATCACCCCTGATGACGTGTCCATGGCCCGCACATGGTCGTTCTTTGGTGGCCGCAATACCCTCGGCACGACCTACGCCGCCGACACCGGCGCGCAGATGACTCAGACGCTGGATCAGCTCGGCTGGCCGGACGCGTTGCGTGACATCGGTGTGGGCGCCTCCAACCTGGCCACGACGTGGCCAGACCTGTCCGGGCTGTCCGACTACTCCGCGCTGATCGGGGACCTGACCAAAACCGAGTACGGGTGGGTGGACATCGGCCCGGACGGGAAACTGCGCTGGCTGCCGCGGGCGTGGTACGGGGTCGGCACAGCCACCGCTGTAGCCCACTACACCTGGCGGCAGGCTGGCGTGGTCGGCGGCGACCTGTTCACGGACATCTTCACCGACATCTTCGGGGTCGTGGACACCACCGGCCAGACACAGTATTCGCCGCAGTTGGATGTCAGGTGGGACGACAAAGATACGTACAACTCGATCGTCGTGGGCAACGGCGCCGACGTGATGACCCGCTCCCGCCAAGACCTGACCGCCCAGCGCCGCGGGTTGCGGGAACTAGTCGTGACCCTCCCTGGTGGCGCGGAGCAGGCCACCATTGACGAGGTCGTGGACATCCTCGCCGTGGTCCACGCCCCCGGCCCCCGCATCGAGTCGATGGTCCTCAAAGCCTTCGGCCCGGACGACCCGATGCTCGCGCACATCCTGTCCCGGCGCACTGGTGACGTGTCGCTGGTGTCCCTGCCGCAACTGCCCGCGGCGGACCTGACCATACCCGTGCTGACGACGTCTATCGACCACACCAGCGATGGGGTGACGTGGACGGCGAAGTTGGGCTTCGGTCCCTGCCCGGTCCCGGCGTCCTTGGGCCGCGCCCCGTCCATGACCCTCGCCCCGTCCATGACTTTGGCACCAGGAGGATGAGATGACCCTGTCCCTGACGTTCGTGGACGACAGCATCACCGTGCCGGTCTCCGCAGGGAGCCTGAATGCGATGGTGGCCGCCATCAATGGTGGCGCATGGGTCGCGCCGACCATGGGAAACTCGTGGGTTAACTTCGGCGGGTTATTCCAAACGGTCGGTTATCGGATAATGGGCGACGGCACGGTGATGCTCCGAGGTCTGATGAAATCGGGCACTTCGAGCGCCACGGTGTTCACGCTTCCGGCTGGATCTTGGCCCACCGCCGTCGAGAAGTTTGTGGTGGCGTCGGGCACCTCTATTGCCGAGGTTCTGGTCTACCCAGACGGCACGGTCAAGGTTGTGGGCTACGACACGGGCGCGTCGAACGCCGATGTCTCTCTCTCCGGTATCCACTTCTCGACCCTCTGATGAAAATGGCACTGGTCGACCCGACAGGCGTCGTGGTGGGTCTGCTTGACTGGGACGTTGCCCGGACGTTCACCCCGGCCGAGGGGTTCACGCTGCACACCGCTGCTCAGGCGCGCGTGGGCGACACGTGGGCTGCGGGGACGTACACCCCTCGCGTCGACGCGGACAACAGGGCCGCGCTGGTTGCCAAAGGCACCGCGTACCTCGCGCTCCCGGCACCCACGACGACGGACACACGGAAGGCCGTCAGGGCGCAGGTCATGCTCGCCGTCGCCGCACTGACGGACATCTCAGGCACTTAGTCCGCCCCACCCCCGCCGCCGCGACTAGGCGACGGCGGGACCGAATCAACCCAACACAGAGGGGCTGACGTGACACAACCTAACCCGCAGAGGAGTCCGTCCATGTCTGAATCAGGCCGTGACTGGTCTCCCTTCCAAGTCCGCGAGTACCTCCAACGACAGATCGACGACCTCCGATCCATGCTCGACGAGCGGTACGCCACGCAGACCAAGGCCGTCGACGCGGCGTTCCTCGCCCAGCAGACAGCCATGCAGGCGGCTCTCACCGCCGCCGCGCTGGCCGTGCAGACGGCACAGACGGCACAGGAGAAGGCCATCGTGAAGGCCGAGACCGCAGCTGACGCGCGCTTCGAAGCGCTCGTGGAGAAGATGGACATCGAGGGCGCCCGAGCGACGAAACAGATCTCCGAGATCTCGTCCCGCCTTGATCTGAGCCAAGGCCGGTACCTCGCAGTGGCGGGGTTCGCTGCGCTGTTCGGTGGCGCGGCTGTCACGGGGATCGCGAGAGCGATCGGCGGCTCATGACATCTGCCCCGTGGTCGTGGCCAGCATCCACGATCACCCGCGTGGTCGACGGCGACTCCATCGTGGCCCGACTGACCCGCGACATCGGCTTCCACGGCACCGTCACATTCGACCAGCACCTACGCCTGAACCGGATCAACACACCTCCGGCGAACACTGACGCGGGTAAGGCTGCGACCGCCTACGTCAAGAACCGGATCGGCATCCCCGCAGACATCACCACAACCAAGGCATACAAGTACGGCGACGAGTGGATGGCTGAGGTCGTCTTCCCTGACGGCACCAACCTGTCCGATGCTCTCGTGGCCGCTGGACTCGCCGCCTATTGGGACGGCACTGGACCCCGGCCGGGAGGCTGACATGACCACAGAGAACGACCGCATCGTCATCCGCATCGATAGCGCCGGGGAATTTCGCTGGCACAGGGTCGCAGGGAACAACGAGGTCATCAGTCAGGGCGAGGGCTACGTCACCAAGGCGGGTGCGATTGCGGGCGCATGGCGGGCCAACCCCGACCTCCCGGTTGACCGCATCGAGGCACTGCCATGACCACCATCCCATTCCTGAACTCCCCCAACCACGCCTCCCGCAACGGCGTGAAGATCACCGACATCGTTCTGCACTGGATGGCCGGCAACCTCGCCGGGTGCGATGCGACGTTCAAGAACGCAGCCCGCCAGACCAGCGCCCACTACGGCATCGAGGGCACGACCGTCCACCAGTACGTGCAGGACTCGGATGTGGCGTGGCACTCTGGTGACTGGAATGAGAACCAGCGCAGCATCGGCATCGAGCACTCCGCCGCTCCGGGTCGTGATGCCTCTCCTGCGACCATCGCCACGAGCGTTGCGCTGATCGTGTCCCTGTGCCGCAAGTACGGGATCAGCCCCGACCACATCTACCCGCACAAGAAGTTCTTCAACACGGCCTGCCCTGGCACGCTGCCGATCGCCGACATCATCGCGCGAGTCCGCGCCCAGCTCGGCAAGCCCGCACCCACGCCCCAACCTGTCCCTGCACCCGTGAAGTCCACCCGCAACATAGCCCTGACCATCGCCATCCAGAAGGCGTGCCACGTGGCTGCGGATGGCAAGTGGGGCAACGGCACACAGACTGCAGCGACCGCTGTCATCCGGCGCGACACGTCCAACATCCGCGCCCTCCAAGGCTGGGTCGGCACCACAGTTGACGGGATCTGGGGGAAAGCTTCTGAGGCCGCGAGAGTCGCCACCATCAAGCGGCTGCAGATGGCCATGGGCGTCACTCAGGACGGCTCCTGGGGTCCGATCTCAGCCCGAGCATGGGCCACCGCTGTCGCAGCCAACCTGAACAAGTTCTGAAGGAGACCCGTCATGAAACTCAATGCTTACGCCAAGGCCATCATCGCCGCGCTCGTCGCAGGTCTCGGGTCGCTACAGGTCGCCTCCACTGACGGGAAGATCACCGCCGCTGAGTGGATCCAGATCGCGTCCGTGACTGTGGCTGCTCTCGGGTTCGTCTGGGGCGTCCCCAACGCCTCGACGCCCGAGCCCGTTCCGCCCGTCGTCGGCTAGTCGTGCCATGCGCTCGCCCGGTTACGCGGAGGCACGCGCCCGCCTGATCGCCGCACGCTACGTCCGCTCCGACCGGCCACGGATCAAGGTCAGGTTGCCGCGCGACCCCATCGCCCGTAACGGCCTCCTGGCCACCCTGCTCGGACTGCTCCTCATCCTGCTCGCCCGTCTGCTCAACCCCGTCTAACCACTACAGAAGGAGCACGTCATGGGTCTGACCATCGCCGAGTCTCAGGCGACTCTGGACGCACGTTTCCCAACCAGCGGAGGCACCGACTACATCGCCTACTCCGTCAACGGGACTTCCGAGTGGGCGAACCTTGCCCGCACCGCTGTCGGCGCAACAGGGTGGTCAGCGGCCACGGCCGCGGACCCGTCGGTCAAGCAGAACGGTGGCACGCTCACCTCGGGCACGGTGGCCACGGCTGGGGGCACTGTGTCCCATTTCGCGATCTACACGGCTGTGACTGCGGGCACGCAGCGCACCGACTGGCAGACCCTGACCACGGGCCGCACCCTGGCTGTGGGCGACTCGTTGTCGTGGGCGGCTAACGCCTGCCAGGTCACCCTGACCTGACCCGCTTGACCTGAGTGAGGGTTCTGACGAGGGGAGGCCTCGGTGGCGATCGCCCATGATGTAACGACCACCGAGGTCGACTGGACCGCGACCCCGCATACCGTGTCGCACCCAGCCGGGGCGACGGCTCAGGCCGTCGTCGTGCAGGTCGTCACCGAGATCAATGCGACCAATGCTGAGGTCACCGGTATCACCTATGGTGGCGCAGCCTTGTCTATGGTCAAGAGCGCCGGGGACACGACCGAGCCGGGATCGGTGACGGCCTGGTTCCTGGACGGCATTACTGGAGGCACGCAGAGCGTCGTCATCACCTGCTCTGGGACCACCAAAAAGCGGGCAAGGATCTCGACGGTCACGGTGGCCTCGGGTGCCACCGTTGCGGTAGCAAACTCTTCGAGCGCAAGTAACGCCAGCATCGCAAACCCCCCGTGTACGATCTCCCCTCTGACCGCTGGTACCCAACTCGAAGCGTTTGGGTGCATCTTCTCCGGGCTGACCTCGATGACCGCCACCCCGGCGACGGGCTGGACGCTCATCGACTACGCCGACACTGGGGCGCAGGGCTACGGGTTTGAGAGGCGCTCGGTCGCATCAAGCGGAACCACGCTGAACGCGGGGTGGACTGCGGCCACCGCCGATGACTTCGCGGCTGTGGCAGTGGCGCTCAAAGAGGTCGCCGGGGGTCCGGTCACTCTGGCCGCATCAGGGACCTGCGACGTCGTAGCCGCAACGTCAGGTGACGCGACACGGGTCCCACTTGTCCTGGCGGCCTCTGGTACTGCCGACGCGGTGAGCACTGTCACCGGCAACGCGGCCCGGCTCGGTCAAATCCTGACCGCAATCGGGACCATCGTGGTTATTGCGGCCACCTCCGGCGACGCCACGCGGGTACCACTTACCCCGGCAGCGTCCGGGACAACCACGATCACGACCGCCGTTTCCGGGGACGCGACACGAGTTCCCCTCACCTTTGCTGCGTCCGGAACCATCCCGGTCATAGCCGCCACAAGCGGTAACGCGACCCGGACGCTCCTGACGCTGGCAGCGTCGGGCACTGTCCCCGCGGTTGTGGCGGTCACCGGCAACCCAACCCGCGTGCCACTGACACTCTCCGCATCAGGGACCGTACCGGCTGTCACTGGCACCTCTGGCAACCCCACGCGGGCCGGACAGACCCTGACCGTCACCGGACAGGTTACCGTCACCTCAACGGCCTCGGGCAACGTGACCCGCGTGGTCCTCGTCATGGCCGCAGCGGGCACCGTCGTCGTCATGACGGCCACCTCCGGGGCTGCAGCACGCGTGACCCTGACACTGACCGCCACCGGGACCATCCCCATTGTCTCGGCCACATCCGGGGATGTCACACGAGTCCCGATTGTCCTGGCAGTGTCCGGCACCGTGGACGCCGCCTCGGTCGTGATCGGGGCCGCGATCCGGATCGGCCCATTCCCCCTCGTCACCGACCCAAGACTCACCCTCACCCTGCCGTCGTCGGCACTGACACTGACCCTGCCCGCGTCTGCTCTCGACATCGACGCGCCCACCTCAGCACTGAGCATTGACGCGCCCACATCACAGCTCGCCCTCGCACTGCCCGTTTCGAGTTTGGAGCTCACATGACGACAGGATGGCACGTCGGCGACCTCGAACCCCCACTACCCGGGACGGTTACGGGCAAGGTCCGCGCGGACTACCCGACGCTGACCGACGCCGAGTTCAACGCTCTCGAACCTGTGCCCGTGGACCTGACCGCGGCGACCGCTGTCGTGGCCCACATCCAACGCCCTGACGGCACCATCATCAGCCGCGCCGTGACGTTGGGCGACCAGACCACCGATCCAGGCACATGGACGCTGGCATGGGTCGCCGCTGTCCCGCCTGCTGTCGCTGACCTGTCCGTGGCTGGCGGGTACGCCGTGGAGATCGAGGCGACCTGGCCGACTGACAGGCCGCAGACGTTCGCTGGCGCCTCGTTCCAAGTGGCTCGGCAGATCGCGTGACCCCGTTGACCAACCTGAGGAGGCACTGATGCCACACGGACCCGAAGGAACCCCCGGCAACTTCGGCTGGATGGACGGGATCGAGGCCAACAAGCTCGACAAGAGCGAAGCTAGTTCCACCTATGCACCGGCTCACGTTGTGGCTCCCCCATCCGGTGATGCCACCGGAGCAACCGACCTCGCCGCGATCAACGCAGCCATTACCGCAGCCAACGCAGCAGGCGGCGGGCTGGTAGTCCTGCAACCGGGCACGTACCTGATCGGGTCCAATCTACTGATGCGCTCCAATGTGACGTTGCGCGGCGCTGGAATGAAACTGACCACAGTCAAACTTGTCGCGGGCGGCAACGCAGTCATCACCAACCTGTCATGGCCGGTAGGGAACCCCGCCACCTGGGCGGTCACCGAGTCGAACCTGGCTGTCGAAGACCTGACGGTGGACGAGAACAACCTGCCCACTCGTTACGGCATCAACTTCAAGGCGTGCGATGGGGTGGTTCGGATCCAGCGGGTTCGGGCGCAGAACTGCACCTATTCCGGCATTGTTGCCGGGCAGTGTTATGACGTGACCATTGCTGACTGCCAGACCACCGCAACAGCAGGCAACGGCATCTTCGTCTACGACTGTCAGCGGTTCAACGTCTATGGGAACAACATCCTCGACAGCGGGGACTTCGGCATCGAGATCGGCGCAGGCTACGACTACGGCCTGAGCGGTGGCACCCCCTACGGTGGCGACGGTGCCGTGTTCGGGAACACGGTCAAGTCCGCAACGAACTTCGGGATCGGCCTGCGCGGGTACCTCGACGGCAGCGCCAACCCCAACAACCACTACGTCCTGAACACCGTTGTCACAGGCAACACAGTGCGGGACTGCGGGAACAACATCTCGTACTACGAACTGACCGACAACATCATCATCGTTGGCAACAACACCTCCATGAGCGGAAGCCAAACCTTCGAGTCGGCGCGTCTCCACGTGGACCTTGGCGGGACCGACTTCACCTCAGGCGCAGTCGGAGCGATCGCCGACATCACCGGCCTGACCGTGACTACCCCGAACAATCGGCCGAAGTGTCGGGCGGACATCAAACTGAGGCTGCGAGCAAACAGCAGCTTGGCCGGGACCGACGTCATCTACGTAGACATCTCCCCAGCCCCTGCGGATGGACAGGCGTCCGCATTCGCAGTCGAGGTCGGCGTTGCCGGAGCCGATGACGCCTTCGTGGTCCTCAACGACGTGATCCTGGCAGCGAACACCGCATACACGATCAAGGCCCAGTTCTACCAAAGCGCGGCGGGGACCTTCACCGTGCAGGGTTCAGCCGGGAACACCGAACTCATCGCGTTCCTAACCCCGCTCACCTGACCCCGCCCATATGTCCCGGCTATGACCGGCCTGATTCCCGTCTAGCCCACTAGACACGTCCCCCCAGTCGCCTCGGTGGCTGGGCGCGGAGCCCCGGCTCCTGCTGCACAACGAAGCCCCTCGTCTCTTCGGAGGCGAGGGGCGTTTCTTGCGTTGAGGGTCAGAGGTTGGCCACGGGCGAGCGCGAGGGAGGTCATGACGCCTGCTCCTGGCAGTCGGCGACCCACGACTCGATGATCGCGTCGACCTCGGCCAGCTCCGTGTCGCGGAGCCCTTCGGGCTGTACCCTCAGGGTACGATTGGGGTACACAGACAAGGATGAAAGGCCATCACAGAGATTGAGTCCGAGCCGCTGACCTGCAATGATGTGTTTCTGAGCGTGAACCGTTGGGGGTTCAAGTCCCCCTCCGGACACCGCGCTGACCTGCATGTTTGTCGGTATCATGAAACCGAGGGTACCAACAGGGTACCGATTGGGCAAGGGTGAACCCTTATGAGTTTTACTGAAACAGGCTGGACTGAACCACTCGACGCCACCGCGAGGCTTGAAGCCGTCGCAAGATGCGCGAGGCGGTTTCTCTCGGACGAGAATTTGGGCGACACCACCGAGCGGATCCTGACCGTTCTGGCTGTCGCCACTGAAGGACGCGAAGGCCGTGACTATGGCTGTGCCTACCCTGAGAATCCCGAATACCCCGACCCCATAGTGGACGAGGCGTGGCTTGAGTCGGAGGCGGAACTATGACGGTCCCAACCTTTGGCAAGCGCGACGAGTGGGACGAGAACTACAGTCCGGCTAGCGCGGGGATGGCAGGCCCAGAACCGGTCATGCCACGAGCACACACGTCAACCTGCGTTCTGCCTCCCGACCACAGCGGTTTCTGTTTTGACGACGTGGCTGAGTGAACCCTAGTGAGTTCTTACGAACAGCGCCGAAACAAGGGCGGAGACATCTCACACCGCATCCGGTTCCGCTACGCCGGGACCAACCGCGCGGTGCCATTCGAGTCCACTGATGCCGCATTGAAGTGGAAGGCGCTGCTGGACGCGGTCGGTCCGGCTAAGGCCCTGGCCGCACTTGAGGATCCCAAGCCGACCAGCCTGCGCACCGTCTCGGATCAGGTCGCCAACCACATCGCCCACCTGACCGGCGTCACCGATGGCACCCGCGCGCGGTACTCCGACTACCTGCGCCGACGCATCGACGGCCACCCCATCGGCTCCACTCCCCTACACCTGCTCGACAGGGACACGATCGCGGCCTGGGTGAACTGGCTCGCCAAGGAAGGACTGAGCGCCAAGACGATCAAGAACCACCACAGCCTGCTCTCGGCCTCCCTGACATCAGCGGTGCGCGCCGAGTTCATCCCCACCAACCACGCCGAGGGTATCCGGATCGCCACGCCGAACGAACAGGGCGAGGAGATGGTCACCCTCACCCTGTTTGAGCTCTGGACGTTCATCAACGCCGCACCGGACCATTGGCGCCCGATGGTCATGTTCCTGTTCGGAACCGGCGTCCGTTTCGGTGAGGCGTCCGCGCTTCAGGTCGGCGACATCGACCTCGACGCAGGGCAGGCCCGAATCAGGCGGGCGTGGAAGCACACCAACGGTCACGGTCACCAGCTGGGTAAACCCAAGTCGAGACGGTCGGTGCGAACCATCGTGTTCGGCCGCGACGTCGGCGCCACCATCGCGCCGCTGATGGCAGGCAGGCCGGCCGGGGCGTTCCTGTTCACCAACACTCAGGGCGGGCCGGTGCGCCGGACCAACTTCGCCGAACAGGCATGGTTGCCCGCGCTGCACGACTTCGCCGGCGACACCAAGACAGTGACCCCGACCGCGGGCAGGCACCACGTCGAGTGGACGGACGGCCCGGGCAAGCGACCGACTCCGCATGATGCGCGGCACACCTATGCCTCGTTGCAAATCCTGAATGGCGTCTCTGATGCGTTCCTCCAGCGGCAGCTCGGGCATGAGTCGATCACCACGACACTAAATCTGTACACCCACCTACGCACCGAGGACTTGCGTGTCCTGGCCGACGTCATCGACGTCCCGCTGGAGTTGGAGTCGTAGCGACACCACGGCCAGCGTCTTAGGCAGGATCGGGCACCGCTTCCCCACCTTGCACGGGCACCGCTTCCCCGTCCCCATCTCGATCAACTCCTGCACCCGTTTTGCATCCTCTGCATCCCACAGCACTTCGCAACCACACACACGCCCGACCTTCCTGCGCCTGCCCCCCTACTTCAGGGCCGGCAGGCGCCGACCCGTGTCACAGGACGGTACGCCTACCTGCGATCCGTAGCGAAACGTTGACCAAGCCCATACCCAACAGTCTCACTCCTCAGACATGTCGTTCCGCTCAGCGATGGATGCAAGGGCCGCGAACATGGCGGCAGCTTTGGCGGGACGATCAGCCTTGGGTGTGTCGCGCAGAATTATGCCGATGGCATTGCGGACCAACTCGATGTCATCCGTGTAGCCCTCCTGGTCCTGCGCCTTGGCCAGCGGCTCGATGTCGAGCGCGTCACGGACCTTCCCCATGGTGAGCGCTGCGACGTTCTGCGCTCGGGTGATTCTGGTGACTGTCGTCTGAGAGATCCCCGCCTCTGTCGCGAGTGTGGTGGCACTCCACGCCTTAGCATCCATCGCAGCCAGGACGATGTCGCGGAACTGCTCCCGCTGTTTGCGGTCCATCTGACCTTCTCCTCTGTGCTCATACCTTGAGCGGAATCACAACCATATAGCAGGTATGACGACAGTACATAGGTATCCGTACCTAATTTTTTCTAGTCCTTTCTGCGACACGCCCGCGATTCCCTCTTGACACTGTCGCGGCGACGTCCTAGGTTCGTCACATGCCCACCACAGAATCACCCCACAACATCACAGGGGAGGTGCTGCGAGGGATGCGCGCCGGAGTTGGTATGACACTGCGATCGATGGCTGACCGCGTCGGCTGCTCTCACCAGCACCTTGCCCGCATCGAGTCCGGTGAACGCGCACTCACTCCAGCATTGGCCGCCAAGGTCGCACAAGCCATCGCGGACCACCTCAACCGGCGCGCGGCATGACCTTCCTCACCGACCGCGAGGTTGCCGACGAGTTCGGCATCTCTTGGGAACAGGTCCAGCAGCGGTGCAGGGCCGGTCAGTGGGCACACCACCGCGTCGGCCGCAAGTACCGCTTCACCCCCTGAGACGTCGCCGCGATCATCGAGACGTTCGTCGTCAAGCCCGTCACGACCCCCGCTCAGACGTGGGGTCGCAGGACGAGGCGCGCGTCCTAACCCACTTCCCGGTCGCCGTCCTTGAAGCGGTGGCCGGGACCCCCCGTACAGCAAAGAAGAAAGGCACGTCATGGATCCGAACTCAGGTCGTCTCTACGGCTCCGTCGCCGACGCCAAGTTGGCAGGCGTCCTCTACCCCGTTGAACTCACCGGACGCCCCGAGGACATCGAACGCATCAGCGCCGCTGTGGCCTCCGAGTGGACCCGCGAGCAGAAGGCCGCACGCAACGCCAAGAACAAGGCCGCACGCGCCGCACGCCGCAACAACCGCTAGCCCCCACACGCAGCGAGACCCGGCACCCCAACAGAGCGACCGGGCCTCACCAACAACAAGAAAAGAGTACCGCGATGACCAGCAAGAAACTCGTAACCCAGACGGTCACCACGACCGTCACCATGAAGGCGAGCCAGTTCCACGATCTCGTCGCACCCGTCATGCCATTGGCTGACAAGTCCGGCAACCTGCCCGCACTCGGTGCTGTGCTGATCCAAGCAAACGGTCCATATCTCCTCGCCACAGCGACCGACCGTTACCGGGTCGGCATCCAGCGAGTGAGGTTGGACGAGGCAGCCCCCGGTTTTACTGCCCTCATATCCCTGCGGTCGCTCAAGTCAATCCTGAGCATCTTCAAGGTTTCTCGCTCAGCCGACCCTGACCTGTCCATCACCTCAGCCGAGCACATGCTGACCGTCGATGCAATCGGTGCAATGGACTTGGACCCCTACGGCATCGTGTCCGGGCGGATGTCGTGGCCGCTAGTGGCGGGCGACTACCCGAAGGGCATCCACGACATCATCACGGCCTCTAGCACCGCTCAGCCTGAGGGTCCGCTACTGCTTAATGCAAACCTGTTGGCCGACTTCAAGTTCGCTCAGGTCCAGGGTCACCCGATGGTGATGCGCGGCAGGGTGGAAGGCGCGACGTTCATCCAGATCGGCCCGGACTTCATCGGCGCGATCATGTCAGTTCGCGCTTCCCTCGCGTCAGAGTTGGACGCCGACTGGACCACCTTCCTCGCGCCGAGCAAGACGGAGGTCGCGGCATGACCCGCAACGACTACGAAGTTGCCAAGCAGATCGAGTCAGCCAACCCCCCGTTCATGGCCCTCATCATGGCCGCGATGCGCAAGGCAGACAGCGCCAACGCGTCACTGCTCCAACGCGCGTGGCCCGAGACCGTGGCAGAGCTGAACTACCGCTACTGGTCCGCGGGCGGGTTCCTGCCCGGCGAAGAGGGCTACAGCCCTGACGGGGACGACAACCTCCCGGTGACGGACGACCTGTGCGCCACCTGCGGCCGGTTCCGCTCAGACCACATCATCCCCAGCAACTTCGTGCAGCGCGTCCCCGGCAACACCTTCCCGGCGATGAACAAGTGAGCGCCGCCGGATGGCTCTACGAGTACGTCGGCCGTCATCGCAGCACCGCGTTCCCCGACTCGGCTGGCAGCGGCTGGATCTTCAGCGCCTACGTCGGCAAGCATCGGGTGAAGTCGTGAGAACCCTCGCCCGAGCCGCCGCCTACACCCTCCTCGCGGCCGTCGTCGCCCTCTCCCTAACCGTCACCATCACCACAGGCATCTTCTGGGCCGTCATCTCCTGCGCCGCCGTCGCATCCCTGGTCATCCTCACCGTCGAGATCCGCAAAGCGCTGGCGCTGACCTCACCAGAGGCCCTCGACGCGCTCTTTGACGACGACCACACGCAGCAGCAAGTGGACCGCTACCACTGCGCAGGACACGGCTGCCAGCTGCGCACCTTCTACAGCGACGAGGGCGGCACGACGTGGGTGTGCGCGAACTGTGAGCGGTCCTACTGGGTGCCGGTCGCCGACGTGCCCTACGACCGAGAGAAGGACGGTGCCGCATGAGCACCGACATCGCCACGACCACCTGCAAGGAATGCGCTGCACCCGTCGGAGGCCGAAAGGTGTTCTGCGACCCGTGCGTCGTCCTGCGCGCGGCCCGGGCCCAGTGCAGATGGCGCGCCCGCCGCACGCCCGAGGGGATCGCGGCACGGGCCCAGTACCAGCGTGAACAGTACGCCGCGCGCACGCCCGAGCAGCGGGATGCGCGGGCCCAGCGCGATCGCGAGCGGTGGCTCCAGAGGAAGTACGGGATCGGCGTTGACGAGTTTGACGCGCTCCTGGCCGCACAGGACAGCCGATGTGCGATCTGCGGGACCGACGCGCCGAACGGTCATGGCTGGCATGTCGATCACGATCACGAGTCCGGTGCGGCTCGCGGGATTCTCTGCCCCACGTGCAATGTCGGCCTCGGCCACTTCAAGGACGACCCTGCGGCCCTGCGCGCCGCAGCCGCCTACATCGAATCACACGCGAGGAGAACGTCATGACCCTCCACATCCTGTCTGACTTAGAGCAGGGCACGGAAGCGTGGTTCGACGCGCGGCGAGGCCTCATGACTGCTTCCGTGGTCGGTCAGCTGATCACCGCGAAGTCGGTCAAGCCTGCAGCCAACGACTACTCCCGTGCGCTGACCACCACCCTCGTCGCCGAGCGCATCACCGGCTGGACCGATCCCGTCTACGTGTCCGA